AACCCAAGGACAAAAAAGATTAAGAATCTTACCAACAAAAGATGGTTCTTCACCATTCAAAGAAGTTTGGTACCACGAGATTCAAGTTGATGGAAAATTCCAAAAATTCTATGACCCGGGAAAAAATGACAACGAACGTTCACCTTTAACAGAGGTTTACGAAGAGTTACGTTCAACAGGTAAAGAAGCTGATAAAAAATTAGCATCAAATTACTTATCACGTAAATTCTATATTGTTAAAGTTATCGATAGAGATAACGAAGAAGATGGTGTTAAATTTTGGAGATTCAAATCTAACTACAAAAATGAAGGAATCTACGACAAAATTATTCCTATCTACAGAAACAAAGGTGATATTGCTGACCCTGAAAAAGGTAGAGACCTTATCTTAGAATTAACTAAGGCAAAAACTCCAAAAGGTGCTTACTACACCGTAATTCAAACTGTTATGTATGATGATGCGGCTCCTGTTCACGAGGATAAAGACCTTGCAGAATCTTGGATTAACGATGAGTTAACTTGGGAAGATGTTTATTCTAAAAAACCGGTTGAATACTTAGAGGCTATCGCAAGAGGTGAAACTCCAAAATGGAACTCTGATAAAGGTGGTTACGATTACGGTGATTCATCTGAAGATGAGACTTCATTTGGTGGTTCTAAATCATCAGGGTATGAAGACCCACAAGCGGACGCTGAAGGGGATGATGATATGCCATTCTAATCAAACAAACTTAGACATATAACTTGGGCACTAAGATTACTTGGTGTCCTACTTGTCTAAACAAACTAAAAAATCAAATTAACATAGACATATGGCAATAAAAAAGAAAACATTCTCTATGGAGGATATTAAAGGCAAATACTCTACTAAAACAAAATATAAAGACGAAAGTTATTATAATTGTGGTGAGGCGTTTATGGAGGCTTGTGGATTACCGGGACCTATTATGGGTGGTATCAATATGTTTTTAGGACATTCAAACTCTTCAAAAACTACTGCGATGATTTTGGCAGCGGCTGACGCTCAAAGAAGAGGTGACTTACCGGTTCTTATAATTACCGAGAAAAAATGGAGTTGGAAACACGCGGTTGAGTTAGGATTACAAGCAGAACAAGATGAAGATGGTAATTGGGATGGTCATTTTATCTTTAATGATAGTTTTGATTATATTGAACAATTAACTGACTATATGAATGATATATTGGATGCTCAAGAAAGTGGTGACATTCCTTATAACATTTTGTTTTGTTGGGATTCTGTAGGTTCTATCCCTTGTAAGATGACTTATGAAGGTAAAGGTGGGAAAATGCACAACGCGGCAGCTCTTGCGGACACAATTGGTATGGGTATTCACTCAAGAATTTCTAAGACCAAAAAAGAAAGTGTACCATACTACGCAACTATGGTTGTAATTAACCAACCTTGGGTTGACCTTCCGGACAATCCATTTGGACAACCTGAAATTAAAGCTAAAGGTGGTGAAGCGTTATGGTTGGCATCAAGTTTAGTATTCTTATTTGGTAATCAGAAGAAAGCGGGTATTAACCACATTACGGCAACCAAAGGTGGTAGAACGGTGGCTTACGCAACAAGAACTAAAATCTCAGTATTGAAAAACCACGTAAATGGTATTTCATTCAAAGATGGTAAAATCATTGCGGTACCACAAGGGTATATTAAAGACGACAAATCGGCTTTAGAAAAATACAAAAAAGAGTACTCAGAATTTTGGAATCAAATCTTATCAGGTGATGGAGAAATCGTCTATAAAGATATTGTTTCAAAAGTTGAGGAAGAAGACGAAGACTAGTACTAACGTAAACAAACAAAAAGTGGTTAAAACACTATTAGTGGATGGTAACAATTTAACAAAAATTGGATTCCACGGGGTTAAAGATTTTTTTAATAAAGGTAAACACATAGGTGCCGTATGGCACTTTGTGAATACCCTTCGTAGACTTATAGACGAAGAAAACTACGACAAAGTAGTTGTGTTTTGGGATGGGGATGATAACTCCCTAACCCGAAAAACATTATATCCCCAATATAAAGAAAAGCGACGTATAACCGATGACTTTAAGGACCAATCTTTTGAAGAACAAAAAGAGAGGATTAAGGAGTATTTGGAAGAGTGTTATATAAGACAAATAAACGTCGAAAAAAACGAGGCGGATGATTTGATTGCTTATTACTGCCAAATCTCGGAGAACGAACAAAAGACCATATTCTCGGGGGATAAAGACCTCATCCAACTTATCTCTGATAAGGTATCGGTATATTATCCAAAAACAAAACAAACATTCAGAAACGGTGATAAAGTAATGTTGGAATATTATTATTTCCCACATCAAAATGTCCGTACCTATAAGATTTTATCGGGTGATAAATCAGATAATATTGATGGTATTTCCGGACTTGGTGAGAAAACACTTATAAAGTTTTTTCCTGAGCTACTTGAAAAACCGGTTTCAGTTTCCGATATTTTACAAAAGGCTGAAATCCTACTAAAAGAGAATAGAAGTAATAAGACTTTACAGAATCTATTATCAGGAAAAACAAGAACCGGAGTATACGGTGATGAGTTTTTTGAGGTTAACCAAAAGATTGTTGACTTATCAAATCCTCTGATAACCGAAGAAGGGAAGGAACTTGTTGAATTGTATTATAAGGAAAGTTTGGACCCGGATGGGAGGGGTTATCGAAATCTTATAAAGATGATGATGGACGACGGATTCTTCAAATATCTACCGAAAGGGGATGACGCGTGGGTGAATTTTGTTAGACCCTTTATGAAACTAACAAGAAAAGAAAAAAGAAATTTTAAAAACAATTAACTAAAGCTATGAAAGACCAAGAATCGGTAAAATTAGAATTTTTAATGATGGTAAATGATAACATCATTGTACAGAGATTTTTTAACGTAAGAGAGTTCAATAATGAGGCTAAAAACTCATTAGAACTTTATGAATTACTTCGTGAATTTAAAGAAGATATTCAAAAACAATTATCGTTGAAAACCGTAACGTATATGACGGACAATATGTACGAAATTATTAACAATCCTTCTATTTTGGAAACGTCTTATATTGACGGTCCGGAGTATTTTAACATCTTCATCAAACAAAATGATGTGACAATTTGTCATAGACAAGTGGATGCTAAAGTATACCCTCCAAAGGTAAGATATACTGTGGATGTACGCCCACACCTAAAAAACTTGTTGATGAACTTGACTGACATTTTTTCGTCAAAAAAATTAACAAAAAAATATATGGATGTTAACCTAAGTGTATAGTATTTATTAATACACTAAAAGAAAAATATATGGCGTCAAACAAAAATTTCGAGTATCTAGGTAGTACCTTTCAGATACAATTATTAAACCAAATCATCATCGACAAAGACTTCTCAAGGTCTATTATAGATGTGATTGAAACAAGTTATTTTGAGAATAAATACTTTAAATTAATCATCCAAATGATTAAAGAATATTATTCAAAATACGAACACACACCAACCTTTGACACCTTAGAACAAATTACAAAATCTGAGATACAACAACCTCTGGCAGCAAAAATCATTATTGATACCCTTAATAAGGTAAAAGAGTCAACTCTTGATGGAGCTGAATTTGTACAAGAAAAATCTATGAAATTTTGTAAACAACAAGAGTTACAGAAAGTAATGGTTAAAGCTCAAAAAATCATCGATACTGGTGAGTTTGAGAGTTATGACACATTAGAAGAGATGGTAAGCAAGGCTCTTCAAGTAGGGGAACACGATAAAGGGACTGAGAGTGTTTTCAGTAACTTAGATGAGGTTTTAAACGAGGATTATCGTCATCCTATACCGATGGGTATTCCTGGTATAGATAGACTCTTAAAAGGTGGTTTAGCGAAGGGTGAAATTGGTGTTGTTTTAGCACCAACCGGTGTTGGTAAATCTACTCTATTGACAAAAATCTCAAATCACGCATTTAATTTGGGATACAATGTTTTACAAATTTTCTTTGAGGATAACCCAAAGATTATTCAACGTAAACACATTACTTTATGGACAAAAATTCACCCGGATGAATTGTCTTTAAGAAAAGAGGAAGTTATGGAAAAAGTTAAGAATGTTAAGGAAACAATGACTAACCAACTTATTCTTAAAAAACTTCCATCTGATACCGTAACAATGATGCAAATCAAGAATCAGATTAGAAAAATGATGTCTGAAGGAAATAAAATTGATATGGTATTATTGGACTATATTGATTGTGTAGTTCCGGATAAAAACTTGGGAGATGAATGGAAATCTGAGGGTTCAGTAATGAGAGGATTTGAGGCAATGTGTCACGAATTGGATATCGTTGGATGGACCGCAACTCAGGGTAATAGAAGTTCAATATCTTCTGATGTAGTAACTACTGACCAAATGGGTGGTTCTATTAAAAAAGCACAGGTTGGACACGTAATCATTTCCGTGGCTAAATCTCTACAACAAAAAGAAATGAAACTAGCAACGATTGCAATTACTAAATCACGTATTGGTGATGATGGGGTTGTATTTGAAAATTGTAAATTTGACAATGGTATGTTAGAAATAGACACAGAAAGTTCAGTAACATTCTTAGGTCTTGAAGAACAAACCGAAGAAAGAAACAGACAAAGAATCAAAGATTTGTTAGACAAAAGAAAAGAAAAAGAACAAAATAAAAATTAATAAAAATGGAAGAAAAAATATTAAAAGAAAATCCGAATAGATTCGTTATTTTCCCAATTGAACATAATGATATTTGGGAATTTTACCAACAACATCAATCGGCATTTTGGACGGCAGAAGAAGTAGATTTATCTAATGATATTAGAGATTGGGAAAATTTAACTGATAATGAAAGATTCTTTGTTAAGAATGTATTATCATTCTTTGCGGCGTCTGATGGAATTGTTAATGAAAACCTTGCGGAAAACTTCTTAAAAGAAGTACAATATCCGGAAGCTAAGTTTTTCTACGGGTTCCAACTTATGGCTGAAAATATTCACTCTTTAATGTATTCATTATTGATAGATACTTATATTTCAGATGCTGATGAGAAAGACGAATGTTTCCACGCAATTGATAAATTACCCGCGGTTCAAAAGAAAGCGAAATGGGCTTTGGATTGGATTGAGAATTCAACTTTTCAAGAAAGATTGATAGCTTTTGCTGCGGTTGAAGGCATCTTCTTCTCAGGTTCATTCTGTTCAATCTTTTGGTTGAAATCAAGAGGGATTATGCAAGGGTTATGTAACGCTAATTCATTGATATTCAAAGACGAAAATTTACATTGTGACTTCGCAATTCATTTGGTTAATAATCATTTAGAAAACAAGCCAAGTGAGAAAAGAATTAGAGAAATCTTATTATCGGCTTTGGAGATTGAGAAAGAGTTTATTACTGAGTCAATTCCGGTATCATTAATTGGAATGAATTCAAATTTAATGAAACAATACCTTGAATTCGTTACCGATGGGTTATTAGTTAAATTTGGATGTAAAAAACAATTTAACGTAGAACAACCATTTAAGTTTATGGAACAGATTGCTGTTGAGACAAAGGGTAATTTCTTTGAGTCAAGAACTATGGAGTATCAAAAAGCTAAATTGGGTGAGTCATTAACATTTACAGACGATTTTTAATATGATGTCATTGAAGATAAGAAAAAGAGGGGGGGACGAAGTTTCGTTCAACCCTCAAAAAATTTACAATAGAGTTAA